CTTGGTCCACGATAAAAAACATCACTACCGTAAATCATATAAGGATAGCGTGAGTCACCTAATCGTAGTCCAGCACTTAATGCTCCTCCTAGGTGATATGCTCTTGTTGTTCTGTTAAACACAACTGGTGATTTGTAGCCTGGACCAAAATCAGGTGCTTGTTTCCAATATGGTCCATTATCGTTTAATTCAGGGAATTCACCCTCATTTTGAATTAGATAGTTTGTTAAACGATCACTATAGTACTGCATTTTATTATTTACAGACTGACGTTTAGCATCGTACATGTTTCGTTCAACATTTACGCTATTTTCTCCACCAGTAGGGATCAATAAACCATTGTTTCTAGGACGCATATAAATTGCATCTAATGATTCCCAATAAGAAGCATAAATTAAAAATGGTTGTACAAAATCATCAACTAAATCTTTATAAGATCCACTTAAAGTATTAGTATCAATTTTAGTTAAGATAACTTCATAAAGTGAAGTACCTGTTAGGCGTTGAAGATAAATGTCTTGTGCCTCACGAACTGCATTCATTAACAACTTAGAATCTAAGTTATCATTTATGTCCGTGAACTCACGTAACTTTTCTTCTGAAATTATTAATGTAGTAGTCATGATTTATTATGCAAGAGTTTGAGCAAGTACTGTTCCGTAAGGATTAACTACTGTAACGCTTTCAATTATATTAGCAGGTACACTAGCTGAGTATGCAGTAAATGTAGTACCTACAGATAAAGTAAATGTAGATACACCTAATTGTGAGCCGGAAATAGTTAAAGTAGTATCAGCTAAAGCAGTTATAACAGCAAATGAACCAGTTATAACACCTGAACCAGCAGGTCCAAACATTGTAGCACCACTAAATGTTTTTGTTGTACTACCTGATACTGCTGTATATTGGGTATTGAAGTTGTAAGCACTTTCGTAACTACCTGAAGTACCTATAGAAAATGCTATACCAGTTGATGCTGAAATAGAACTTGAAATACCTTGTAATGAAGCGTATGTAGTAGCACTATTTTGTACTGAAGCTGTAGCATTAAACACTATAGAGGCAGTAGCTGTAAAGTTAGCTGCTGAAGTATTAAAAGGTACAGAGTTAATAAAGATTGTATTTGCTGTATTTGTTTGAGGTGTTGAACCTGAGTAAAATACAACGCTAACTCCTTCTACACTAAATGCTGTAATAGCAGCTTCTCTTAAAGAAGCAGTTGCTGAAGATGCAGCGTATGAGCTAGAATAGCTTGATGATACAAAAGCAATACTAAAATTAGTAGTTGCTGGGGTTGCTAACTGTCCTATAGTTACAGGAATAGTTCCGCTAATGGTTGTTAATGAGCCTGGCATTGGGTTTGTTTTATTTGTTTATTTTAGATTACTCCATCACTGTCAACACCACCACCTACTTCGTCTCCAATTCCTGATGATGGGTCTATTGTTTTATCTGTTGCTTCGATTTCTGCTTCTAAAGCATTATCTTCACCTGCTTCACTTTCAACACTTGTTACTACATCAACTTCCTCTTCACCATCACTAAATAGTTTAGTTTGTTGAATACCTACTGAAAATTCATTTGCTGTTGGATACATTAAATGTAAGAAATCTTCAATTTCACTTAATAGGATTTGTTGAAATGGCCTAACTACTGTGTTTATAAACAACAAGTAAGCGTCTGTTACCTCATCTTTACCTCCTAGTTTGCCAGGAGTCATAATACCAAAAATCTCTGGTGATGTAATGCGGTGAGCAGTGAGGATTTTTTCTGTAACCATTGTATTAATAGTTACATAATAATCATCATTTCCGTTTGAAAGAATAGGTGTGACTATAGGTGCGTTTTCTGGGGAATCAACATCCATATAAATCATTTGACCCGCAGCACCAGCACCTTGATATTGAGTGCGAAGCATTTGCTCAATTTCTTGTTTTTGGTCTGGGTCCGCGTTTGTAAACGTAGTAATTGATAATGACGGAGCTAAACCATTTTGGATATTTGCTAAATGGAATGTATCTACTTCAGCATCAAGGTTAATTACTTTTAGAGCACCTACATAATCAGGTAAGGGATAATACCTTTGACCTGGTCTGTAAGGATTGTAAACAAATAATTGTTTTGGTTCCTCCTGTTTTTTATTTTTATTGAATACCGGTAAAAATGGTAAATCAACATTAATGCCACTTGAGGCTATTTGATTAAACAAACCTCCGCCTGTTCCTCCATATCTGTATTTTTCAGCCCATTCATCGCTGATGTAATATCCCGGTATTTTACCGCGTTCGTTTTTTTCCTTAGCGCGTAGCCACGAGAAATCAATGTGGTAAATTTCAGCGATTCTTGAACGGTCTTTTGACCATATTACTTCCCAAGCGAACCCACCATATAATTTATAATCGAGAGCTGTTTTCTTGAATATATCATTCCAAGACTCTCCATCACTATTTGCGTTATCTAACAAATGAGATTGGTCGCATACTAATCCTTCACCAACAATAGCATCTACTGTTGCGTGAATGGCAGTATTATTGATAGCTGAATTATTGAATAAATAAATTAAATATTCAGGGAAATCGTTGTATACTCCGTATTTTACAAAACCCTTTAAGTTTTGTTCGATAGGATAATTTCCTTCGTTTTTGTTGGAGTTAAAGGTACTAAACTTAAAGTTATTCATATGAACATAAATATGGTGGGATTTATCCTAAATACGTGATATAAGCCCCATTTTCATTAGGACTTTCATATTGTGTAAATACTGGAACATCACTTCCAGAATTAAATGCTCTTAAGCTTACTAATTTATCAGCTGTTACTAAACTACCTGTACTATTCCAAATTGTTGTAGTAAGTTGCCATTGAGTATTAGTTGTATTCCATATTAAAGGAACTCCAGGTACTAATTCAAAAACATCATAAGAAAATAAACCTGAAGCACTTGGTAATAGTGAACCTGAAAATTCAGCTATAATATAGGGTGTTTCATCTACATTAGATGTTACAACTGCGTCAAATACACTTGATGACCTATCGTAATCTTGAGAACCACTAAATCTAATTTGAGTAGAGCTTGATGAAATAGGGACATCAGGATAAAATGCTACTATATTTGTAGCTAGTCCTTTAGATAATTGTAGCATAATTATTTTTTGATAAATACTAAAGTGGGGGCTATGGATTTACACCCATAACCCCCTCCTTTAATAATTTCTTATTAGGAAATTGTAATACCTGAAAGTCGAGCTAACAACTGAGTCTCGTTAGAGGCTGAAATGAAGCTTGATGGGTTTGGTTCTACACCAGTGAATGCTAAAGCATATCCGTTTCTATCGCTAAAAGCAGTTCCTGAACCTCCAGTACCAGTTAGAAGCTGAACACCATATTCCTCACCTACATACAAGTATTTACTTGTATTAGATTCGTTATTGGTTTCAACAATCATCTTGATATTAGGGTTTTGAGCTAATACTTTAATTTGGTTGCGAGTAGAGGTCTGTAATTTGAAGAAAACAAGATTGGCTGTTTGGTTATAAACAACTGTTCCGTTTTCTGGCACTACAGCTACTTCTTCGGTAAAATCACTCGTTTGACGGAATAATTCGAAGTTATAGAATATACCTGAACCTGTGATTGCGTTAATTAATCCTTCACTTGCGTCAGTGACGCTGGTTACAGAACCAGATAAAATGTATACAGATTTAATACCACCGGTATTGTCGCGGCATCCTAAAGTAAATCCTGATGTAATTTGACAAGACATATTATTTGGTTTTTGTTATGTTAATGAAATGTTTTTAGGGGGTGTATTTCAACCCCCTTCAAACTGATTAATTTAGGCTCTATCGTTACTCACGAAAAATTCGGGAAAGGCGATGTTAACTCCTAGTTTGGTAGAGATTCTATGACGCAAAGTGTCGGTGTTGATATCGTACCAAAGTTGGAATTCTGAAAAGTCGGACAACAAGTCAGTACCTACAACGATTTGCTTAGCTGGTCCTAGTACTACACGACCTGAACCTTGTAGACCTACTGTTCCAACTACTTTTACGTTTTGGAATGGGTACATCATCTCCAAGATACCACCACGATTTGTGATAGAAGCTGGGTCAAAGTAGAAATTATTAGCAGTGCGGAGAGCAGTTACGTAGTTACGGAAGTTTGTAACACTCATAAAGAACGTTAAGTCGTCGCGGTCAGCAACATCACTAGAAAGGGCAGCAATCATAGTGTCCATAATAGTTAAAGCAGTTGTAGCAGAGAATGCTGAACCAGTAACTGAAGCAGGAACTACTACACCAGAAGTTGAACCAGTGATGATATAGTTAAGACCAGATACAGCGCAAGTACCACCATAAGTGGAAGCTGAACCAGACTGTTGCTGCCATAAGAATTGGTCGTTGGCCTTTTGGAATTGGTTTACAAGCAATTCGCTATAGGCGTTAGTAAGAGCCCAAGTCTCGTTGTATGAGCCACGGTCAAGTGAGCTAATACCTAAGTACTTGGTGTCTAGGTCTTTCAAGCAAAGTGCGTCGAAAGAGGTACGTGGACATACTTGGATGTTACGTTGAGTGAAAGTGGCTGAACCAGAAGCAGTTGATACGCAAGTACCATTGTTAATGTATAAGCTTACCTCGAATAAATTGATAGGTTCGAGGTACTTTACTCCTTCCTGAACTGTGACATACTCGATAGTGCTACCACCATATACAAGCTTGAGTAAC